TCAAAGCGTCTTTGACTTTTCGAAGTATAGGACTCTAGAGAATTACACTAAACCGCAGAAATTCGTAAATGCTTGCTTGTTTTATAAGACACATTGGACATTTTCTGATATAGCTAGAGATTTTGTTGCTCAAATGGATCAGCAAGATCATTCCTCTGAGAAACACTACTTTTTCCAGAATTATGCTTTATTTAGGAAAGTACATAATGGGTTTGGTAATGATTTGAAATTTGTTTTGGATTTATTGTCTCATGGAGGTATTGATTTGTTGGAGCAAAGTACTAAGAAGTATTTTACATCATCATTTGTAAGAGATTACGTGTTGCCCACTAATGAGCCTTATATTTATAGTGGCCCCTTACCAACTGGGGGTTTTAAGCAATTTCTTGAAGAGAGATTCTCGTGCCTTACAAACTTACAAAGAAGCATATATGAAACCTTAAAGAGTATTCTACCTTGGATGATTTCCTTATCTGCGGCTTTGCCCCTTGCTGTTATGGCATACAAGGCCGGAAGTAAGTATTTTAATAAGGAAGGAGAAATGGATGACGTTGAAGCTCAACGAGATTATTCTCAGGTTCGACAAAAACCTAGAGTTAAACATAATTCCGCTGAAGTTGTGCGTCCCCAAATGACACTAATAGCTGACCCTAATGGTGAAGCCCTTTTAGCAAGTATCCTAAAGAGTAATTTGTATTCCATATGGTACAATAAAACTAATGACTCACCCTCTGTTAAGATAGGCAATATCTTAGCTATAAAAGGCACTTTAGTTGTCATGCCGTATCATTTTATAAAACATTTGAACGTTATTGTAACAGATGATGTAGATCCTACCACTCGCTTATCAACAGTCACGCTTAAGAAGTTTAATGGAATGTATTTTGTTAATAACTGCTTTTTACAGATTAAAGATTTGATTGATAATTGCTGTTACAACGCTTCTATGCAAGCTACTGATAACATCTGTGTTAATATTACGAATAAGAAGTTTCCTATTAATAAAGATATTTCTCATCTTATTTCTACCAAGAAAGATGTGGAGAAATTACCTCGCAAAATTCCATTTGTCCTACGGTGTACTACAGGTGGGCTCTTCTCCTACTACTCTGGAGATGCAGCTAAGCATGGTGATTTGCATGTGGTGGATCACACTTTCGGAGATTTTAATATAGCTAGATCTTTTACTTACTCGTGTGCCACCACCGGTGGAGACTGTGGAGCAGTATTCACTATTTCCAATCCGAATTGTCAAGCAAAGATATTTGGAATGCACGTTGCAGGAAGACAACTCAACGGACAAGGCTTTTCTTCAATATTCTTTAAAGAAGATTTTGACGAGGTTTTTAGTAATCTATCATTAATATCCGATGTGGTACCTCAATATAATGGATCGCCAGACTTTCCCTTACCACCGAGCATGACTTTTCTAGGTGTTAAGGAGAAAGGCATATATATAGGCAGTAATACTTCTATACGCAGGAGTATTTTGTATCCTTATATAGATTGTCATCCACAGTACCCTGCGGTATTGAGTAGAGAAGCATTTAATAAAGCAATCTTTAAATACGATTCTATTCCTATAGATATATCAGAAGATTTGATAGATTCTATTATGGCTTCGGTATTTGATGATCTAAATCACGCCTCTGACGTTCCCACGTTTAAGAACATATTATCTTTTGAAGATGCTGTGTTTGGTATTCAAGGTTCTAATATTGCTCCTATTAGTAGACATACTAGTCCTGGTTATCCTTATGTGCTTGAGACCAAAGGATATCCAACTTCAAAAGCTAAGTGGTTTGGAGTAGGAGAAGATTTTTGTATTACAGAATATGGGGAAATTCTAAAATCAGAGATTCTTGAGGATATAAATTCTATGTCCAATGGTATCAGATGTGAGTTTATTTTCACTGATAACCTCAAGGATGAAACTAGGCCTGTAGAGAAGATTAAATCCTTGTCTACTCGCCTCTTTTCAGGTGTAGATTTAAAACATCTCATCTTGGTAAGAATATATTTTGGAGCTTTTCTCAACTGGTTGATAGAAAATAAAGTCAAGAATAGTATAGGAGTTGGAGTCAATCCGTATAGTACTGATTGGCACCATATAGTTATAAATTTCTTGCGAGTCGCACCTGTTAATACTAAGTCTTTCTCTGCAGGAGATTTCTCTGGATTTGACACTTCAGGAAAAAGAGAAGTGTATTGGGCTATGGTTAAATTCATTAATGAATGGTATGCCGACTCAGAAGAGAACCAGAAAATTAGAGAGATGTTAATGCTCGAATTAACTCAATCTAAACACATACGCGGCAAAACTGTGTATGAATGGCAAAATTCTTTACCTTCCGGTCATCCTCTCACAGTGTATGTAAATTCTATATATAATCTATTCGCCTTGCGCTATTGCTGGTACAGGGCAAATGGAAATAATGTATCTAGCTTGGGAGAATTTATGACATACGTATATTCTATAGTATACGGAGATGACAATACTAGTGCTGTATCTGAAGAAGTTCAACATATTTTTAATGAAGAAATTATTCAGCAATATATGAAAGAGTTGGATTTGAAATATACTAGTGATATTAAAGGAGAATTCGAAACGCCTTTAAGATATCTTAAGGACATTTCGTTTCTCAAGCGTAGATTTACCTTAAACTCAGAAACTATGTTGTATATAGCACCTCTTTCATTAGAAAGTGTATTAAATTCAATTCGTTGGACTAAGAAAGGATTGTTAGCTAAGGATATTACTCAGAGTAACGTGGACGGAGCTCTACGTGAATTATCTTTGCATGAAGAAGAAGTTTTTAAACAACACTGTGAATATATTGTTAGAATTAGTCAGGAATACTTGGACTATACTCCAAGAATGACTAACTATAGAAATTTGAGAGCTAGGGTTGCTCACTTGGACTACTATTTGTAGTTTATTATATACCTTATTTACACCCAGATAACTTGAACCTACATCTTTAAAGAGGCTCATGGCTGATGGAAAGACATCTTTTAAAATTAAGCAAATTATGAATCAACTAAATATTAC